GCTTAAGTGGTGACTCCAGCTCCAATGTGGGGCGGCGGACAAGGTTGCCCTGTTCGTCTTTGCGGAGTGCGATGGTGTTGGCGTTAGTCGCCGCCTGGCGGTAAATACGAGGCATTAGTCGAAAGCCACCATGTCGTAAGTAACTTTTCGGCGTGGGATCTGGGCTTCGGTTGTGTCGATGCCGTCTGAGATCACAATACTGACGCCCGAAAAATCGCTGGCCCCGTTTTCAGCAATACCGACAACGGAGGTAAACAACGTCGGAGTAATCTCGGCAGCCGTAAAGTCGAAGGCAAATTTGTATCTGTAGTTCACCACGGCGTCTTCCAGCAGGTCTACGAAGGTCGGCGTTCCAGGGAAGGTCAGCGTGACCGATAGTTTGCCGGCAGAGCGTTGTTGCACCATGTCGGAAACGTCGAATGGTGCGTAGCTGTAAGAGTTGCTGTTGTATGTGACGGTCTGATCGACGGCGAAGTTTTGATAGCGGGCTACAAGAACAGGGCTGCCCGAAGTGATGTTGTCGATCTGGAGGTAGACCTGGGGTGTGTAGGTCGTCATCGCGTCACACCAGTGCTACGGCGGGAAGCTGGGTTGTTTTGCAGCATCTCCAGAGCCATCTTCGCACCCTGTCTAGCGGCGGTGCCAGTGGCTGACACAAGATCGCGCTGGGTCACGTAGTTGGTGCCGTCCATCTGCATTACGGGACCAGTGGTGATATTGACTTGCGGGCTGGCGGAAGATGTGCCAGCGGCGGATGCCGCGCTGCCGTAGCGACTAAACAAAGAATCTCTGCCGCTGGAGCGATACTGCGATGGGACAAAGCGCCCTAGGCCCATGCCTTCAAGTTCTTGGGCGGCAGATTGCATCTGCTGTTCTTGGGCGGCGCGTTTTTCAATCGCCATGAAGTCCAATACAATATCCTGCTTATCCGACATTCTTTTAAGGATTGCCATAGTCGATGCTCCGCCGATTGAAAAACGATCTACAGCTGCTATTTCTTCTTCAGCTCGTGCTCGAAGGATCGGGTTTTTGATGTTCGCCGCTGTAAGGAAGCCGCCACCTCCACCCCCACCTCCAGTCGATGCTGCGGCGACGCGGTCCATGGCTCCAGCGACTGCGCCAGCGGCACCAGCAGTTCGCTCCATCTCATAACGCATATTTGCTGCATTTACGGCGGCGTTGTACGTGGCGTCTGCAGCACGCCACTGAGCGTCTGCTACACGTAAAGATGTTCTGTAGTTATCTTGGGCTATACGCAGCGCAGAACCAGCAGCATCTAAAGCTTCGTAATGTGCTTTAGTTACAACTTTTTGTGCTTCGGCTAGTTTAACTACAGCTAGATACTCTCGGAATTTAACTTCTGCGACCGCTAGCGCAACGCGCTGCCGTTCCACTTCGGCTCTAATTTGAGCACGTGTTGCTTGCAGTGTAATACCTGCATTTGCAATTTCGATCTCTCGAATGTCGTCAAGAATGTCTAAACGTTCGCCTTCTGTTTTGGCTTGGGCTAGTTTATTTTGAAGGCTTTGTAGTTCGATATTGTTTATTGTTAGCGCAGCTTGGGCTAAGGCGTCGCTGACTTTCACACGGTTGTTGAGGGCGTTGGTGGACTCGTTTGCGGCGCGGGCAAAGGCTTCAGACTGGCGGGCTGCGTCGGCGGCGTAAGCAGCTACTTTTTGGACGACAATAGCTCGCTGTTCTTCAAGGCGGTTTCTTTCGATGAGAACTTTAGCTGTTACAAGTTGTGCGTCAGCGTCTTCTTTGGCTAATTTTGCTGTCTCGCGCGTTATATCGATATTGCGCTGCGCTACTCCTTCCTGGGCAATGATGTTATTTAGTTCTACTTCTTTTAGAGCTGTTAGTTCGCCTGCAGCGCGAAGAGCTTCTTTATCGGTTGCAGCGGCTTTTGCCATCACACTGGCACGCTCTGCATCAGCAATGGCTTCGCGCACACTCGCGTCTGCGCGTAGTTTCGTCATTTCAGCTTCTTGACGCGCACTCTCCTGTTGTGTAGCGGCTATCTCGTTTACTTTTTGAGACATGGCGCCATAGATGGCGTATGTCTCATTTAGTGAAGTGCTGAATTGTAGTTGTGTTTGGTAGCCCTTCAAGCGACTATTTGCTGTGTTTTGCTCTAAGGTATTAAACTTTTGCCCTGATTCAAGTACTGCTTGAGATAAAGCCAAGTCCTGTTTACGGATTTGCTCTTTACGGTCAATAGCGCCTAACTCTGCTGCAGACGTAGCGCGAATAACGTCGAGTGTTTGTTGCAGCTCTAGGCGCTCACGCTTACGGAGTGCTTCACGCTCCACAAGACGTTGGTTTAGTTTAAATTCTACTTCGATTTGTTTCTCAAGTACCGCTAACTGTTGGTTGTCTGTACCCGCGAACTCTTTACGTGCTGCACGTAAGTCTTTATTTCTTTCTGCAACCAAGTTGTTAATTTTTTCTTGGCGATCCAGTTCGTTATTCTGGATCTGTGCGGCGGCGGTATTACCGCGATTGCGGCGTTTATCGATCTGCTCTTGCTTGCCCATAAGGACAAGGTTGTACATGCGGTTATCTGTTTCTTCTTCTAAAGCGGCATTACGTTTTTGTACTTCTTCGTTCACGCCCTTAGGCATGGCTTCAGAGACCTTGTTGGCTAGAAATCTAAAAATCCCAACAAAGGGCAACAGCGGGGTAAGAGAACGTTCCAAGATCGGTCCCGCTTGGGCAAATAGGCTGAGCAGTGTGTTGGCACCTTGAGCTGCAAGAGAAATAATGTTTAGTACGCCGGTTATGCCGTCTAGCAGAGGTGCAGATACGATCCCGGCGGTTGTTGATACTGCACTGGTAAAGCGGTCCCAAGCAGTAAACAGTCCTTGTGTTTTGTTTGTAATGGCGGAAATGACTTGTGTGCTTGCGCCAGTTTGGGCTGCTACTTCGGCGGCAAGTTCAGCGCGCGCTTTGTCGATTTCGCCAGCTTCAATTAAGCGGCGTACTGTAGTATCTAGTTCCGAATTAACGACGATAAAACTTTCACGTAGTTCAGATGTATCAATAGCATTGATTGCGTCGCCCATCGCCTTAACTTTGACGACGCTGGCATCAAGCTGTTGACCGACCGCAGATAGTCCCACGCTGAGGGCCATACCGGCCATGCCACCCATGGCACCACCAATAAGACCGCCCGCTCCACCGCCTAAGACTGCGCCGGGGCCGCCACCAAACAACATCGGAAAGCCAGCACCCAAAATGGCGTCCATAACGCCTGGGGCTTGAAGTCCTGTAGATGCTTTTGCTGGAGGGCGTGCTGGACCTTGCATACCGAAGCCAGCGTCGGCTACGCCTTTAGCAACACCGCCTCCGCGAAGTTGCATGAGCCCTCGCTCAGCGAGCTTCCTACGCAAGCGTTCTTGCTGGACAAGCTCTTTATTCAGCTGCTGTGCTTCAGCTCGTGCAGCGCGAGACGCTTGGCTCTCAGCAATGTTTGCCTCTACAGTTGCGCGGATAGCATCTGTTGCTGCTTTACGTGTATTTATTTCTGCCTGGATAAGTTTGTTTTGACGATCTCTAGCGACATTCGAGTTGTTTAGTGCTGTTACGTAATTACTGATCGCACGTTGTTCTTGTACGGATCCGATAGCAACTTTCTGTAAAGAGCGCTCAGCAAGTTCCAGTTGAGAAGTAAACCGTTCAATAGTTCTACTCGGTGCGCCCATACGGGCAGCAGCTTGGTTTACTTCATCGATTTTGCGAGCAGTACCCTCTAGCTGTTTTTGAATACGCGCCAGGTCTTGGAAGCCGCGTACGTTAATTAAAATATCGGCTTGGTACGCCACGCTGGCCTGACGGACTTCTGTTTAGCAGTCTATCCCGCTGAAAAGCCGCCGGGTTAGCGGCGGCCGCGTTTGGCTTTGTCGTAGGCGGCTTGCTCTTCGTCGGCTTGGATCTTGAAGTAGGTGTACCAGCCCAAAAGTTCGGTGTCTGTCATCCGGTTGCGAAGGTCGCTCAGCGTTAAGCCGAGTTTTTCCGCAATGAAGAACTGGATGCGGACATAACCGTCCTTTTTAAGCTCCTCTTCAAGCGCTTTTGGTGTCCAGCTCCTCCGAATCATCAGTCAGGACAGCCAGCATCAGAGCTTGGAGATCTTTGTCCTTAACTTCGTTCTTGAGGACGTCGATTTCGCCGGCGCTGAACAGTTTCGCTCCAGATTCGTCGCAGGCTTTTTGCAGCAGGAGTTGGAGGGCAAAAGCGGTGGCGTCCTCAGATTTCGCTTGCTTTTGGGCGCGTTCGCGCTCAGCCATGGTCAGAG